CGGGAACCGCTCACCGGCGGCCAGGCGGCCAACCTGCTGGCCGAGCCCCACCCGGACCTGGTGCCGTACGACTTCTGGGAGCTGGTGCACGCCCAGCGGCTGCTGTGGGGCAACGCCTACCTCCGTAAGCTGCGCAACGCCCTCGGCCAGGTGGTGGAGCTCTGGCCGATCCACCCCAGCCGGGTAAAGGTCGGTCGCGTCACGCAGGCTACCGGGATCCCGACCAAGGACGTCGGCCGCAAGATCTACGCCATCGACGGCGGCGAGGACGCAGGCGGCCAGACGCTGTACGACGAACAGATCCTGCACCTGCCGGCGTTCGGCTACGACGGGGTGTGCGGTGTCTCCCCGATCCGGATAGCCGCCCAGGGCATCGGGCTGAGCCTGGCCGCCGAGGAATACGGCGCGCGGCTGTTCGGCTCCGGATCCCTTGCCTCCGGCATCCTCCAGACCGAACAGCGGCTGCGGCCGGAGCAGGCCAACGCGCTGCACTCCCGCTGGCGCGAGAAGGCCTCCGGTATCGCCACCGCCCACGACGTCGTGGTGCTGGACAGCGGCGTGAAGTTCCAGCAGCTCACGATCCCGCCGGAGGACGCCCAGTTCCTGGAGTCCCGGCGCTTCCAGGTGGCCGAGATTGCCCGCATGTTCGGGGTGCCGCTGCACCTGCTCCACGAGGTGGAAGGCTCCACCAGCTGGGGAACCGGCATCGCTGAGCAGACGCTGGGATTCGTCATCTTCACGCTGCGGCGCTGGCTGATCCGGACCGAGCAGTCCATGACCCGGATCCTCAAGCCGGAGCCGGTATACGCCCAGTACAGCCTCGAGGGCCTGTTGCGCGGGGCCCCCAAGGACCGCGCCGAGTTCTACACCAAGATGTGGCAACTCGGCGTCTACAGCACCAACGACATCCGCAAGCTGGAAGACCTGCCGCCCGTGGACGGCGGCGACATGCGGTATGTGGCGCTCAACTTCGGCGAGCTCGGCAAGGACACCCCGCCGCAGCCGCCCCAGTTGCCCGCCGTACCGGGACAAGACCCCGCTGTACCGGAACAGGAGACCGCCGATGCGTGACGCCCGCCAGCTCTACCGGTTCTGGGGCAAGACGCCGCCGCCGGCCAACCGTGAGGCACCGAACGCGCCGCGGTGCGAGGCCTCCACGACCACCGAAGGCAGCGCCACGCTGTATCTCTATGGCCCGATCGATTCGTGGGGCGGGATGTGGGGTGTGTCGGCGGCCGAGGTGGCCACCGCGCTGGCCGGGCTACCGGCTAACACCACGGACCTCACGATCCGGCTGAACAGCCCCGGCGGTGAGGTATTCGAGGCTGTGGCCATCATGAATCTGCTGCGCGACCACGACGCCCGGATCACCGCCAAGGTGGATGGCATCGCGGCGTCCGCGGCGTCCTTCCTGGCTGTGTCCGCGGACGAGACGATCATGGGCGGTAACACCGAGCTCATGATTCACGACGCCTGGGGCCTGGCCATCGGTAACGCCGCCGACATGCGGCAGTACGCGGACATGCTGGACCGGGTGAGCAACGACATCGCCTCGGTGTACGACGGCAAGGCCGGCGGCGGGACGGACAACTGGCGGCAGTACATGCTGGCCGAGTCCTGGTTCACCGCCGAGGAAGCCGTGGCGCTCGGCCTGGCGGACTCGGTGAACACCGCCGGAACCGAAGGCGACGGGGAGGCCGCGGCTGCGGCCCGGTTCGACACCGCGTCTCTGTTCCAGTACGCCGACCGGGGACACGCCCCGGCGCCGGCTCCGGTGCCCACGGCAACCGTGCCCGAGCCGGTTACCATCAGTGCCGAGCGCCAGGCCGATATTGAGCGCCGGCACCGCCACCGCGCACGCGCAACCAAGCTCCACGCCGCCGGGCGTGGCCCGCAGTAACCACCATCCGTCAGGAAAGGAAGCATGATGACGGGAACTCAGACCCTGCTGGATCGGCGGGCCAACGTCTGGTCTCAGGCCCAGGAGATCCTGGACCGCCCGAAGGATCCGACCACCGGCCTCATGACCGCCGAGAACGCCGCGGCGTACGACCAGGTGGACCTCGAGCTGGACCGCCTGGACGCCGAGATCGAACGCGACTCCAAGCACATGGCCCGGGCCAACGGCTACGGCGCCGTGGACCGCTCCGGCGTCGTGGCTCCGCTCAGCGACCAGGCCGCGGCGCTCGAGGGCGACGAACGGTACGCCTCGGCGTTCAACGCCTACATCCGGAACCAGCCGCTGGACAGCGACCAGACCCGGGCGCTTCAGATGGGTTTCGACGCGTCCACCGTCAAGGCGGCGGCCGGTGTCGGTACCGGCTCGGCTGGCGGTTACCTGGTGCCGCCGGAGTTCCGGAGTGCGCTCATCGAGCAGGTGACCTTCGTGGCCGCCATGCGCCAGTTCGCTGAGGTGATCACTACCGACACCGGGGCTAACCTGCCGTGGCCGACCGTGGACGACACCGCCCAGGAAGGCGCCATCCTCGGTGAGAACACCCAGGTCTCCGAGCAGGACGTGACGTTCGGCCAGAACAGCCTGGACGCGTACATGTACACCAGCAAGCTGGTGCGGGTCTCGCTCCAGCTGCTGAACGACAACGCGTTCAACCTGAACAGCTGGCTGCCGCGGGCGCTCGGCCGGCGCATCGGCCGCATCCAGAACCGGCACTACACCGTGGGCACCGGCACCGCCCAGCCGGACGGCATCATCACCTCGGCCACGGTCGGGGTCACGCTGCCCACCGGCAACACCACGTCGCTGACGTACGACGGCCTGGTGGATCTCATCGACTCCATCGACCCGTCCTACATCAACAGCAACAGCCGGTTCATGATGAACCAGGCCACCCGGAAGACCTTCCGGAAGCTGAAGGACAGCCAGAACCGGCCGCTGTGGGAGCCCTCGCTCCAGGTCGGCGTTCCGGACAGCATCCTGGGCTACCCGGTTGCCCTGAACAACTACATGGCCACTCCGGCGGCCAACGCCAAGACCGTGCTGTTCGGGGACATCAATGCGGCGTACGTGATCCGGGACGTGTCCGACGTGGCCGTCATGCGGCTGACCGAGCGCTACGCGGACTTCCTCCAGGTCGGGTTCTTGGCCTTCCAGCGGTCGGACGGCACGCTCCAGAACGCGAGCGCCGCCAAGGTCCTGGTGCAGAGCGCCACCTGATTCCGTCACCCTTCGGTACGGGGCCCAGTGGCGAGCCGGGCCCCGTACCCCAAGGCCGCACGACAACCGATCCCTGTAGGGAGACAGCAATGGCAACCGCCGACAGCAACAAGACCGACAACAAGCCGGGTAGCAGCCCGGCACCCGGCACCACCGAGGGCAACACCGCGGTTCCCCACCAGGGTGACCACGACCGCGTGGCGATGCTGAGCCTGCGCGCCGACGGCACGCCGGACCAGCACAATCCCGAGATCATCGGGGACGTGGAATGGGCCAAGGCCGCCGCGCGTGAGCAGTTTGCCCAGCAGGCCGTCAGCGCGGCCGACGTGCGCGCCACCTCGGTGCCCATGATGGTGGTGGGTGACGAGCTCAAGCCGGCCTCCGAGGCCCCGCAGGACCCGGAGATCGAGGCCGCGCAGAAGGAGCACCAGAAGGTGGCCGAGGCGGCCGAGAAGGCCGCGGACGCCATGGTGGACGCGCTGCACGCCGACGCCGACGCCGGCAAGGACAAGGGCAAGGCCTGACCATGCCCCGCACGACGTACGCCAGCACCGCCCGGTTTGATACGCCGGGCGGCGCTGACGCGCGTCTGGAGGTGACCCCGTGACCGGGACCGTGAACGCCTACTGCACTGTGGACGATCTGCGCGCCCAGCTCGGCGAATCCAAGCCGGGCAACCTCCCAGAGGCCCAGTTGGTGCGCGCCGTCAACGCGGCCAGCCGCGCGGTGGACAACTACACCGGCCGCCGGTTCTGGCAGGACGAGACCCCGCAGTCCGTCCTGGTGGCGCCCGGCATCGCGGACCCGTACACCCTGTGGCTCCCGGGTAACGCCGAGATCTCCACGGTTACCGGCCTGACCGTTGCCACCGACAACGGAACCGGCACGTACGGCACCAGCCTGGTCCAGGACACCGACTACCGGCTCTGGCCGTACGCCGCCAACACCGGCGGCAGCGAGTACGGCGCCTGGTGGATGCTCGAGGGCATGGGAACCAGCCGGTTCGACGTCCGCGGCGCACGCGGTTCGTACCCGGTGCGCATCACGGCCCGGTTCGGCTGGGCGTTCGTGCCGGTAGAGGTGGAACAGGCCACGCTGCTCAAGGCCGCCGCGCTGTTCAAGCGCAAGGACGCGCCGTTCGGCGTGCTGCAATTCGGCGACATCGCGGCGGTGCGCGTCACCCGCCAGGACATTGACGTGATCGAGCTGCTGTCCGGGTACGTCCGTGACGTTGCGATGGTGGGCTGATGGCCACCCCGGGACAGCTGCGCAAGGCGCTGTTCGACACGCTGAACACGCTGCCCAACGTGCAGGTGTATCAGAAGCTCACCGAGGCCGTGAACATGGGCGCCGCCGGCTGCGTCGTGGTCGGGCCGATGGACGCGGACTACCACCAGGCCCAGGGCCGCGGGCTGTCCGCCTGGCGGCTGCCGCTGTACGCCATCGTGCCGCTGGCCGACTACGGCCAGGCCACCGATGCGCTGGACGCCCTGGTGGCCCAGTCCGGGGACCTGTCCGTGCCGAACCTGCTGTGGGAAAACCGGAGCCTGGGGCTGCCCGAGACCGACTGTCACGCCGCCAGCCTGAGCAACTACGGCGGCACGCTGGCGGACGCCCAGGGCGTGGACCACCTGGCCGCCCAGATCGATCTTGAGATTTACACCCGAGGAGACAGCTGATGCCCGGACCGTTCGCGCTGCTCAACGCAGACCTGTACGTCGCCGGCCACGACTTCACCGGGGACACCAACAACGGCATGTTGAACCTGACCGCGGTTTCCCTGGACGGCTCCACGTTCGGCTCCAACGGCTGGATGGAGAACGCCTACGGCCTGCGGACGGTGCAGTTTCAGCACTCCGGCTTCTGGCAGTCCGCGCTGTCGGACAGCGTGGACGACGAATCGTTCGGTGATATCGCGGTTCCCCGGGCGCACACCTGGAGCCTGACGGGGGTGGAGACCGAGCCGGCGTGGATGTTCAACGCGGCCAAGTCGAACTACCAGCTCGGCGGCACTGTCGGCCCGCTGGCCCCGTTCTCCCTGACTTCCACCGCTACCGACAAGTTCGGCGCCATCCGGGGCCAGATGGCCAAGGCTAAGGGGGCCA